AAATGTTTGGAATGAACTCTACAACCTATAAACTCGTTATAGTAATCATCTCTAAACAAGACATTGTTTTCAAATTGGAGTTTTGCTTCATAGTAAGACATCTCACCTTTTGTCTTACATAGCTTTAGTATTTCCCTCTTAAATTTCTCTTCGCCTGATTCTTCCACAAGTTTTTGTATTTGTGATGAACTACTAAAATAGGTTTTCCAGTCAGATTCAACACGCGTTCGTACTCTTCTCTTACGTGTTTTATTGACGGGTAATATTTTAGGTTTCCAGAAATTCTTCTTTCCAATATATTTTTTGTTGGTATGAAGTTCGGTGATTTGATATACAAAACCTTGATACTCCTCTGGTGTTAATTCAAAAAGTTCATTATTATAATACCACATGTAGTTATTTATTCTTTTTTATAAACTGCACCTCTTAAAGCAAGTGGACTTCTTGCTTCAAATATTGGAGTACCGATACCAACTGGTAGCGGCTTTGTTGGTTCAAACTTTGGAAGTAATGGTAGTAATATTAAGAAATGAAAGAAGTAATATCCTGTTGCTATTCTACTTGCTATAACATACCAACCTTCTGCTGGCATCGCGCCTAGATAACCAAGTAAAATACAATCTAAGAATAATATCCAAAAAAACATTTTATATAGTGGTCTGAAGTTTGAACTTCTTATTGGTTGTCTATCTAACCAAGGTAAAATGAATAATACCATTATTGCACCAAACATTGCTAACACTCCACCAAGTTTATCTGGCACTGCTCTTAATATAGCATAAAATGGTAAGAAGTACCATTCTGGTACAATATGTGGTGGCGTGACCATTGGATTAGCTTGTATATAATTATCAGGATGTCCCATAAAATTTGGAAAAAAGAATACTGCTGCTGCAAACAAAGTTAAGAATATACCGAGTCCAAATAAATCTTTTATTGTATAATATGGGTGAAACGGAATCGTATCTTGTTTACCTTTGATATCAATACCTATTGGATTATTTGAACCAAACTTGTGTAAAGCAATCAAGTGTAATATTACTACGCCTACTATTACGAAAGGAAGTACAAAGTGTAAACTAAAAAACCTATTTAGTAATGCTTGATCAACACTAAAACCACCCCATAACCAAGTAACAAATTGTTCACCTACCAAAGGAATAGCGCTAAATAAATTAGTAATGACTGTGGCACCCCAAAAACTCATTTGGCCCCATGGTAAAACATAACCCATAAAAGCTGTAGCCATCATCAGTAGCAATATCAATACACCTAATATCCATAACAATTCTCTTGGTGCTTTATAAGATCCGTAATATAATCCTCGAAAGATATGTATGTATGTTACTATAAAAAAGAAACTTGCACCATTCATGTGAATGTATCTTATCAACCAGCCATGATTAACATCTCGCATGATTCTTTCCACACTATCAAAAGCATAATCAACATGTGCAGTATAGTGCATGCTTAAAACGATACCTGTGATTATCATTATTACAAGTGTGATACCTGCCAAACTTCCAAAGTTCCACATATAGTTTAAATTTTTAGGTGTAGGATATTCTGTAAGTTCATGATGCAAGAAAGAAAAAAGACCGAGTCTATAATCAATCCAGTTAACAACAGGGTTTTTGAATTTAGGTTTTGCCATTAAAAATCTACGTCTATTCCATTTATACTGTAAGTCTTTCCATTAAAGCCTTTATCCATTTTTTCTTTATCAGTCATATTTTCACTATTAATCCTGACCCATGGATTGAACTTCTTCTGCTTCGGCTCTTCTTCCACAGATTGGACAGTAAGTAGGTTCTTTATACGCTGCCACATATGAAGTTTCATCACATTCTTCGCAATCTATCTGGTAATCTTTCAAGTATCTGCTTCTTTCTTCGAGCTGTGGCTGTTGACCACTCTGCTATCTCTTGAGTTGAACGTCCGCATCCTATACAAAAATTATCTTGTAAAGTACAAATTTTTATACAGGGTGAAACGACTTTAGAAATCGATTTCACAGGCGCCACCTGCACAGGCGGCTGCAGCGAGTGTATCAACATCGGTATATTTTCTTTCTTTTATATCTTCTTTCCAATCAACGGTCTTGAGCGTTGATTGTATTTTATTCCATTTATGTAATAGATATGCATCTTTTAAACAATGCTCTGCCATAACGCTATCTGACTTTAGATAGTTATCACCAAACTTTTTAAATCTTCTAACCCAATCTCTTTTGATTGCATTCTCTGAAGTTTCTAAAGATATGTCTTCACCAAATCCTTTTGCTGTAGAACATGCATCCCATAAATTATTAAAACATTTTAAGGCATCAACAACCATACCTGATGCGAAGACTGCGGCATCACCATATTTTTTAACCATATCTTTCGCAGTAATGACAGCAGTATTTGGTGCTTGATTATAATCTTTATCGCCAGTCATTGGTAAGAATGAAATACCTGCAAATGATTCTCTATTTTCGAATACATATTTTTCAACTTCATCCCAATCATCAACAATAATTGTATTTGATACGTTATGTCTTATACCTTCATCGGCGCATAAGTCTTCATTTGTACCAGCTTCAACCCAATACTTTTGAGCTTTCTTTACAAGTTCTAAATGTTTTATTCCTAATAAGTCATCTTTATACATTGATCCTTTTTTTGGTAATATTGGAAAAGATACAACTACATCTGTTCCACCAGCAGACCATACAGAATCTTCAACCATATAAGGATTAGTCTTGATTATTGCTTGAGTTATTTCTGATTCTTTATTCATTTGTACATTTCTTATGTACATGTTTGAATGTTCAGCGTGAATACCTGAAGCAGTTTGAAGTAAAACAGAAGCATTACCACTTGGCTTTACACATGTGGTTCTTGCTGCAGGATTGATCTTAATAATCTTTGCAACTTCTCTATTTACTTCTTTAACAATCTCTGCGCCTTTCTGCAAGATTCTCTCGTCAAAAAGTATGTCTGGGTTATTCATCCATCCTGTAATTGAAACTCCAAGTAAAGCCTCTCTATCAAAAATGAGTTTTGATGTTTCGGTTAGAAACTTGAAGTCGGTGTACCCTGCTTGTAGGGTACCGAGGATAGACGCTGCTCGGCATGCCTTATAAAAGTCTTCCTCGGTATTGCATTTGCCTCCATTGATTTCAGTTAGGTTACAACCTTGCCAACCTGACTTTTTATTAATCTGAGGATACATTCCAATCTCAACACATGGATTGGTTGTATGCTCTTTTGATTCAACAAAGACGAATCCTGGTTCTCCAAACTGTTTGACTGATTCCATAATCTTGCCAAACTCTTCTGGTGTGGTCTCATCTCTTACGATAACTGCAGAGTTGTTTGACCTACCTCTTTGTGGATTATCCATGAACCAATTACCAGTTTTTGCATTCATCATCTCTTCATCGTCTGGTGAGAAAAGACAAATAGTTGCTGACCTTCTTACACCACCAGATAATACTGCATCTGCTGCATGCATCGTAATATCATAAGCAGTGATAGGCTTAAGCTCTATTGGTTCTTTGGAATCTAATACAATACCTTGTAATAAATGTTCTATCTTGTCTAAAGACCTACGTAGACCGTTTGGCCCCGGAGCTTTAAATCCACCTGATATAAAAGCACCTTTAGGTCTTATTTGTGATAGATCGAAGTACACTCTTCTTCCTTCATATTCTGGATATTTACCTCCTCCAACAAAAAAAGAAGACATTAATACATCTAAAGCTGAAGCCCAACCTTCAATTGAATCTTCAACTATGTAACCTTTCGCTTGTTTAGTTCTGTTTTGAATTTTTGGTAACTTTTTGATATGATGCTTTTGTACAGAAAATCCTGCACCTGCACCACATAGTAATATATAAAACACTTCACCAAAGAATGCTGCTCTATCAACGTAGGACGAAGTACAGTTATACATTCTCATTTGGTGTTTCATTAGTTGTTCACCACCGAATTGTAAAGCACGCTGTGCACCAAGAACACGTTGCTCTTTATATGCAGTACGAGCTTCTTCTAAGTATTCACTTAATTGATTATTATAATTAATATAGTTTTCGTCGTGCATACTTATCACACGATCGACAGCCTCATCCCAAGACTCGTATCTACCAGCCGTATCTTTAAATCTTGAATATCCTTCATAGAACTTGGTTTGAGACAAAAAATCTCTTGTGTCAACTTGTTGTTGCATTTTTTTCCTCTGTCTAATTTTTGATTATTATAGTAATTATATATTAAAAACGAGTTTTTGTAAAGGACTTATTCATCATTTTTTGAAAAATATTTTTCAATCATTTCAATTCTGTCATATGCTGCAGCCATCTTATCGAGTTCTGCAATTACAGCCTCAGTTACGTCACTGTGTTCACCTATACCGGCCGGCATAGTTTGGTATACCTTAATGTTAGCTTTATGTACTTCAAGTTCGCCTTCAGCTTGTTTCTTAGCTGCAAATAATAAATGATCGCCTGCTTTCACTTTAGTCTCCTATTTTTGCGTTTGTTTTTCTATGTTTATTCCAAGCTACAAACCCACCAAGTCTTAATGCCCAGTAGGCTAAATAGTTTAAGAAATAAAAACCATTTACTTCAATATTAATATCTCTAAAAGTTTTATCCATCCACTTTTGAGTTTTAATTCCTATTGTCTTTTTATTCTTTAATAATAATGTTTCATACTTATAACCATAGTCGTGTATAAGACCACCTATTAATAACACACCAACAGGAGATAAGAATTGTGCCAGAAATTTTGGTACACTTGCACCATCAAACTTAAATCCTTTTGGTATTATAAAGTTTTTACCTTCTAAAGAATAATTAAAATCTTTAACTACCTCCCAATGTCTTGTTCCAAAAAACCATAGTAACAGTGCTCCCCAAAAACCTTTGCCTTTTGTTGCGATAGGAATAGGTTTTAAATGTGGAAAATCTTTATATTTAAAATTAACTCGATTGTCTATTT